ACCACCCATAGTTACTGCAATAATGTTTTCAGTAAGAGAGGTGTTGTTTACAATGGTAGTTTCTGCACCATCGCTTACTCTAATTCTTACAACACGGGCTGTTTCAGTAGATGCATACTTAACTAAGATAAGATATTCAACATCACTAATAATTGTGTTGAACACACGGCTATCGCCAGTAACTGCTTCTTGTAATGTAGTTCTACGGTGTAAGGATATTTGCCCTGGAGTCCATGGATTTATACCTACTGAAGTATCAAAGCGAAAGCGTGCCTCATCAAGGCTACCTACGATTGGCTCTTGAAATGGGCTACCTGCACCTAAATGAAATGATGATTGGCTTCTAATCCAATATCCTGAACCTGATAGTGATTGCTCACCTGGGTCGCGGAGTTGGTCAACACGGGCTGTACGAAACTCAGCAGTCTGTCTACGGTATGGAGTGTTGTCTGTAATAGCATAAATGAAAGGCATACCACCAACAGCAACATCATACTTGTATGTGGTTGGGTCATAGTATGCGGAGATGCGACCTGATAAATCAACATATACGCGTTCGGATATATCTGGTGCTCTACTGTCTGCCATGTTTCTCCTTAGTTAATATAAATATTATGAGCAGTTTAAACACATGCTCAGGTGTAGTTTTATTTAGGAAACAGAGGATATTATTCCTCTATTAACTCCTCGGGCGCACCAAATCGGCTTGCTGTTTCAATCCATACTTTGTTTGTTTCATCCCAAGTGTCGCCAATATATGGTTTACCAAATACGCAACAACATATTGCTTTAGCAAAACCAGCACCTTCAGCAAACTTTTGAATTTCTTCATCATTGTGTCCATTGGGTGCAAACACAGCAATATTTTCAACTATATTATTTGCATTAAGAAATGCGTGTTCGTGTTCTTGTAAATGATTTATTGTCATAATTATCCTATCCAACTAACAATAACAATTCCTGAACCACCAGCACCACCGTTACCACCAGTGCCCACAGAACCAGAACCACTATCTCCACCAGCACCACCACCAGCACCACTATTAGCAGAAGCAGCACCACCATTACCACCAGTGCCACCACCGCTTGTTGGTTTACCACCACCGCCACCAGCGCCTGGACCGCCTGGAGAACCAGCATCGCCAGGGTTAACACCCATACCTCCACCGCCACCAGCAAAACCAGCGACTCCTCCAGCGCCACCTAAAGTACCTGTACTTGCAGAACCTCCAGCGCTTCCAGCAGAAACATAAGAATTTCTTAAATAAGGAATTGGAACTGGAGTATATTGTTTATTTGAACCTGATGTATATGATACGCCTCCTGGATAACCACCTACTGCGGTACCGTTGCCTCTACCACCCGATACTGAGTTAAAACCTAAAGACCAAGCAATACCATCATCATTTGCATACGCACTTTCAATACTTGCAATATTATTATTTCCACCACCTGGTTGTCTTATATATCCAACAGATGCAGACCAATTTGCTACGGTATTATCTGACCCACCAGTAGGGGCACCTGATGTTCCCTTATAGTGTGGTACGCCGCTTGCACCTGATGTTCCACCAAAACCACCCTGTGAATAAGCATAATTTCCGAAAGCGGAAAAACCTCCACCACTTGATGCTCCGCGTGCAGAAGTTCCAGAGTTGCCAGTTCCACCACCACCACCTGAACCAACCGTTACTGACACGGAAGAAACTCCAGTTAAATCTAAATTGTAAAGACAGGTAATGGCACCACCGCCACCGCCACCTGCAGAACCAACACCATTTCTAAAACCACCTAGACCACCAGCGCCTCCACCAATAACAATTACATCAAAGTATTTTGTAGTTGATGGAACAGTAAAAGTTCCAGAAGAAGTGAATAACTGTACTTGTCTTGTTGCTCCAGAAACTGCTGGAACCTGAGTTAAACCCATTACGCTATCTCCACTCCGCTAATGTGAAAGTCAACTGATGTTGATGATGCGCTTCCTTTAATTGTTTGAGTAGTAGGTAATACTTGTTTCATATCAATAAAAGTAGTTGAATTTGCTGCTACTGATACTGAGCCAAGAATATCTATATCGTTAAGTAATAGTGATGCAGTCACTGCTGATGCAGTTGGATTGCAAATAGCAACATTTGTAACTACCGCAGTAGTTCCAGATGGAGTTGTATATAGGGTTGTGCTTGTTGTCGCTGCTGCTGTACGAGCAAGGACTTTAGATACTACAGCCATTATTTACTGTTTCCTTTCGTTTATTGTGAATCCATTACCTGAGTAATGGGTGTGTCGTCTGATAAAGATACTGTTACAGTTCCAGAAGTACCGCCACCTGTGATGCCAGTACCAGCAGTTACACCTGTAATGTCTGCTGCCCAGTTATTTGCATTATCTCTTGCTCTGCTCATATTACTCCTTAAAGTTAATGGGCAGTTTTAATCCTTGCCCAGGGAGATTATTATTCTTCTACGACTGGTGCTGAGAAATTCGTACCATCGTATGTATAGTTTTGTTCTACATCTGATGGACACTCAATAAATTGAGCAACTAATTCAGCAGTAAAACACTCAGAAATATCTACGCCAACTGGTGGGGTAAATACTTCCCATACTTTGTTGTCTACTATTCTTGCGTATTTCATATTACCACTCCACCACTACTAGACCATTACCACCAGCGCCGCTTCTTCCAGCAGTTCCAATAGCACAAGAGGCACCGCCTCCACCTGCTCCAATTCCGCCAGGACCAGCAACATTTGTATTAAGTGATGAGCCAGAAAATATTCCTCCACCACCACCAAAAGCACCACCAGCACCGCCAAGTGCATAAGTGCTACCACCATTATTGCAAGCAGCACCGCCACCGCCACCTGGAGCACCATCGCCACCAGCCACAATAAAAGTTCCAGTAGTAACAACTCCAGCACCGCCACCACCAAAAACAATTTCCCCTACAAATTTAGGGAACAAAGTAGTTGGTGCGGTAAATGGATTAACTCCAAACTGTCCAGTAGTATTTCCGCCAACTGGTTGGGCTTCTAATGAAGTTCCAGAAGGATATGCAAGTACACCCATAATATTGGGTCCACCCGCAGTGCCACGCTGGCTAGCAGTAGGGTTGTATCCATTCCCACCAGAACCACCACCGCCTGTTGCTATAGTAGAACTTGCGCCAGTTGGATTTGGATTTCCAGGTTGTCCACCAATACCTGCACCACCAGAAGCAAAGTTTTGTAAGGTATCGGTAGTTAGACTTAAATTATTAACTCCATTACCCCATGGACCTGCAGCAGAACCACCACCCATACCGTGTCCACCAGAGCCAGTATATGCAATCGTTCCGCCGTGACCACCAGTGTAATTTACATCTCCACCGCTACCCACTCCACCAGTATTTGCGGTTGTAATTGCAGAAGTTGACTGCACTCCACCAGCACCACCAGTTGCTGAAACTGCTGAACCAAAACTGGTTGTTCCGCCAGCATTACCTGTACCAGATGATGTCCTTCTTGCTCCACCTGCGCCAATGGTAACTGCGTAGGATGCTGCTGGGGTAGTGATAATTTTTTGAGCATATCCTCCACCTGCGCCACCCTGACAATAACTTTGGTTATTCATACCGCCAGAGCCACCTGCTCCCCAAACGCTTACTCGCAATGCACCAACTCCAGTAGGAACGGTAAAGGTTCCATCTGATTGGAATACCTTAACATTGCCAGAGCCAAATACAGATAAATATGTATTTTGATTAGGTGTATTTGTTTGAATTGAATTACGAGCCATTATTACTCCTCATATCCGTATACTTGAAATGAAATATTTGCTGATGATGCACGAACCCATACATACTTTCCATTAGTAGCATCTGTAACAAGTCCAGTTCTTTCTAATACAGACCCAACTGAGTTTAATGGTGCTGCAAATTCAATATATTCCGATGCTACAATTCCTCCAGATGTTGATGATGTTGAAATTACAAAATCAACATTAGTAGCAACTCCTGCTTGATTTACTGCGTTGATTGTAATGCTTGCTACTTTACTAGTTGGCACCGTATAGATGTTTGTCCAAGTTGCAGCAGCAGGATTAGACTTTCCCAAGAATCCACTTGCCATTTGTTATCCTTTCATAAAGTACACTTTTGCGGTACTAATTGCATTAAGAGTTCCCCACGATGCTGTGGAGCCATCAGTTGTTAAGTATTTGCCAGTGTTTCCTGTTTGGCTTGGTAGTGCATCAACTACTGCCCACTCAACACCAAGGGCTGCCCCTGAGTTAGCCTTGAGGAAATATCCATTTGTGCCTACTGCTAGTCTGCCAACGGCATCGCTACCACTGGCTACTAAAATATCTCCCTTAGCATCAAAGTTGCTAAGTTGAATTGCTGTAGCCAAATCAAATGCGGTAAATGTAATAATTTCTAACACATCCCCTGCTGTTAAAGCAGCAAGTGATGTAATACTTGTTCCATTAGAAGCAGTATAATCAGTATCTCTAACTAACAATACGCCATTTAGATAAACTTGTTCTTTGCCAGCAAGATAAGAAAGTGTATTACCGTTATCATCTGGACCTGACTCAGAAGTTTCTCCGCCAGTAGCCGTGTATCGGTAACGGAAAATAGCAGCAGTAGATGAAATACTACCCCAGGCTGAACCAGTCCAAGCATACATTGCAGCATCAACTGAGTTCCAATATAGGGCACCAGTTATTAATGGGTTACCGTCATTGTCTACAGTAGGTGGTGTTGACTTGGAACCTAAGTATCTGTCATCAAATGAGTCATAACTATTTGCTGCTGCTGTTGCACTTGAGGCTGCAGCCGTGGCACTACTTGCTGCTGCAGTAGCGCTACCAGCAACGGCATCTACATATTGTTTAGTAGCAGCACCAAGGTTTGTACTTGGGTCAGCATGTAGGGTGAGAGCACCAGTTAATGTACCGCCAGTTTTAGCAAGATAAATACCAGTTAAATCTACTGCTCCAGTTAATCCGTCTACGGATTGGACTGCATCTGGTGGGGTTAAAAGTTCTTTCCAGTTTGCTAATGTAGATGCTGGTGATGCAGCCAAGATAAATGATTTGTTAACATCTGTACGGATTGCAATTTCACCTACATCTGAAGGCAATGCAAGCATTGCTGCTTGTGATGCAACTACATAAACCTCAGCAATAGCGATTGCTGGTAACTGAGATGATGGAACCTTACCACCTGAATCAAGAGATGCAATACCATTGTTTGCACCCTTTTGGTCTGTAAAGTACTTAAGAGTAACTGCATCTTGATTGCTTGTTGGGTCAGCAACATTGGTTAACTTTTGGCTATTAATAGATAGAGAGCCAGTAGGTGCTGCCATTTGGTCAAGACGGCTAGTTCTAACCTGTGTATCAAAGTCAGAGATTGTTGCTGCTGTCTGAGTGCCAGTATGGTTTGCTCTATCTAGCGGGTCAACTGCCAACTTACTGATTGCAATAGCAGCAGTTGAAGCAATATCTGTATTAACAATAGCACCATCTGCAATATCAGCAGAAGTAATCTGTCCGCCTAAATCTAATTTACTTTTAGCAATGGCTGCTGATGAATTTATATCTGCGTTAACAATGGTATCATTGGCAATCATTGTTGATGTAACTGTTCCAGAATCTGCAAGCGTTACTGCAGTTCCTGAAATCTTGGTCTTGTCAATAGCAGCAGAAGCGTTAACATCTGCGTTTACAATAGAACCTGCAGCAATAGAGGTAGTTAAAGTAACATTGCTTGTTCCATTAAAAGATACTGCTGCTGCTTCAACATCTCCTACTAATTGAAAGTCACGAGCCGTGGTTAATGATGCAGCACTAGATGCACTTCCGCTAACATTACCAGTCACATTACCAGTTAAGTTACCAGTAAATGTACCAGCAATACTTCCAGTTCCAGTTATAGTAGGACTTGTAAGAGTTTTGTTGGTAAGGGTTTGTGATTTGGCTGTACCTACTACACTACCATCACCTGCAGCCAAACCATGAACATGTGTTTGATTAGCAAGGTCAAGGATTGCTTGGTCTATATCATAACCACGAGCAGCAATATGTGTTTGCTCTTCACGGAAATCTCTACCTGAAACACCATGTCTTACGACAGCACCAGCAGAGTGGGCTACAGCCTGAGTGCTATCTTCACCACGAGTAACAGTAAGTGTTGTGCTGCTTGCAGCAGTAACTGTTAAGACTTCTTCTTTAGAAGTATCTGGGTCAATAACCAATGTAAATGGAACTGATGGGAAACCGCTAACTGATGCGACAATAAAGGATGTGTTTGATGCACCTTGTGATTGTGCTGGTATAGATGATTGAAGCGAAGTTTCTACTGCGGTTGAGGAGTAGTTACGCTTGGGGGTACCTGGGTCGCCTGCTGCCATTGTTTACCTTATCTCTGATAGTGGGAACGAATTGGATGCTGACGGCGTTGGTTGTCAGCCACTTCGTTTAAACGCTGTTGATAAATGTTGTATAGGAATCTGGATGCATTTTGTCCAGAACCTGTAGGTCTTACGCCATCTAAAATATCGGCTGCTGCAGATTGAGAGCCAAGGCGTGATGGGTCTAAGAAAGAAACCATACGAAATGCTGCGCCATAGATAACTACATCTTCTGAATATGATGGCATACCTGATACTGTTGAATACTCATCATTGTCATTTGTTAATAATGTTGGGCGTTTAGAGTAAGAAACATGAACTGTCTGCCCAGGTGTAATCTCAGAATATATTGAAAGACTCTTGCCATTGCTAAATGCATCAGTATCTGCAGTGCGGTCCAGTTGCCAGCCACGAGCAGGGAACCACTCTTTAGATGGACCAACTATTGAGTAAGTAACACTTAAAACATTTTCTACAGCAGAAGGTATTGAGTATGAGTACTGTGATGCTATGTAATCAAAGTCATAAGAGCCAAGAGCAAAGACCATAGGATACATTGCATTAATGGTGTCATTAATTGCATTTTTAATTTCTTGCCGTGGAAACAATGGGCTTACTGTTACTTTGGAACTTGAAGTGTGATTAGCAATAGTAGTACCGCGTTGTCCCCTGCCCCAAGGAGAAAGCGTTAATGTGTTTGCCACATTGTCAGTTGTGTGAACAAATAAAATTTCATCGTCAATTTGTATGTAGCCACGACCAATAACTGATGCATCATGAACAGATAAAGTGGTTGCTGTAGTAGTAGCGTTGCTCGTAAGCCATGTGGTTGGCTCTGTATTTTCTGTATAGGCATGAAGTACAGACTCAACACGGTCCGCTAATTGAGTAAATGTACTCATATATTTATACTCCTTAAGGCATCCACGGCTGATAACCCAGAGGTTCCAGCAATCTCATTACACACAGCGTTTAAACCTTTGTAGTTATTTGGTTGTCTTGTGCTGCTTGCCTTGTAATTAAGGGCACCCAGTAGAGCCAAGCCATTGGTGCCAGCCCAGGTGTTAGCAGCCCCTACAAGGGCTTTGTAGGCTGTTATAGCGGGATATGTGCCACCATTGGCAAGACGGTTCATTTCGCTTGTTAGCGTGCTTCCTGCTATTCCTGTTGCCATTACTTGCCCTTCTTCTTACTCATTCGTGCTACAGCAGCGTTGTCCACAAGGTTGGGATATTTCCGTCCCGCAGCCTTTGCACGAGCCTTGGCAGCAGCCTTCTGTGCAGGAGTCAGTTTTGTAGATGTACCCTTTGGATTCTTCTTGTCCCAAAATGCTTTACCTTTCACCATTTCACCTTATCTGCCCAATATGCTGCAGACATTTTTCCTTTCGCAATGTTCTTGGCGTGACGAGCCTTAAATGATTTTTGTCTTGCACTAGGTTGTCTATCACCAGTTACGCCCTGTTGACCAAAGCGAATAGTTTTAACTTGGCTACCTTTTTTGGCTACAACAACATGTGATTTGGTTGGATGACTTGGTGTGCGCTTTGGTTTATTAAAACCAGATACACCTGCTCTAGCGAGTCTTGAGTCCTTCTTGCTTG